CGGTATCCCATTAAAACAGTTAACATGCGGTAACGGCACGCGGACGTGCAATAAACATAATCCGGTTCAACTCCGGCATACCGCACTACATAGATAACACGAACCTAATGGGGGGTCTTAATATGATATACGTACTAATCGGATTACTGGCAATAGGCTTTTTAGACTGGGCCTGCTGCGCGGCGGCCGGCAGAGCCGACGACGCGGACAAGCAAGGCAGGCGATAACTGTGCAGGAATATATCGACACATCAACCGCGGCCAAACTGCTGGATGTGGATGAGCGCACTGTACAGCGCAATGCAAAAAACGGCATATATGGTGATGTGAAGTATATAGACGGACGCGGACATGCCGGTAAGGTTATTCAAATTTCCATAACCGGGCTGCCCATAGATGCGCAGATAAAATACGTGATGCAGCAGATGGACGCGCCGCTTCACGTGACGCCGCTCGACGACGTGCCGGAAAAGTACCGAGCGATAGCTTTAAAGAAGCTCAAGGCGCTGGAGGCCATGACGCATTACATCTGGGCGGCAGAAAAAGCCGGCAGAAACAAAAAAGACGCTATGCAGGAGTTCGCCGACAAGTATAACATCGCATATCCAGATGAGCACGTATCGATAGCGACCCTTTACCGCTGGATGAACGATTACAGAGAAGCCGGCATAGCCGGCCTGGTACCCGGATACATGAGCCGCGAGTGGCAGAGCACCATACCCGATTGGGCGTGGGATATGTTCAAGAGCCTGTATCTGGACGAAAACAAGCGCTCGATATCGGCATGCTACACCGTGATCGAACTGGAAGCACAAAAACGCGGCGAGCCGATCCCGTCGATATCTGCATTCAAACGCAGAATAAAAAAAGAGATGGACTACCAGATACTCACCTACTACCGCGAAGGGCCCAAAGCTTTTGACGACAAATGCGTGCCGTACATCCAGCGCGATTACACCGCTCTGGTCCCGAACCAGTGCTGGGTATCCGATCATCACCAGCTCGACGTCGCATGCATGGGCAGCCGTAAGAGGCCCATATTCCCGTGGATTACCGTGTGGATGGACATGCGCTCACGCCGCATAGTGGGATACCGCATATCGGAAGGGCCGAACACAGACATCATACTCGATTCGTTTGGCCGCGCCATACGCAGATACGGCATACCGCTGGAGATATACATGGACAACGGCCGCGATTACACCGCGTATGACTTCGCCGGCCGCGGGCACCGCGTGACAGCCGATATCGATGAGGAACGCATTGCGCCGCTGGTCCGGCATCTTGGCATAGTGCCGCATTTCGCGCTGCCGGAAAATGCAAAAGCCAAACCCGTGGAACGTTTCTTTGAGACAGTCAAAGAACAATTCTCCAAGTGGTTTCTGACCTACCGCGGCGGCAACGTGCAGGAGAGGCCCGAGAGGCTGAACGATGTCATGAAAAAGCCTGAAAACATACCCGCCATAGCCGAAATAGACAAGCTGTTCGGCGATTGGGTGGACAGCGTATACAACGAAAACCCTCATACCGGCGACGGCATGAACGGCAAAAGCCCGCGCGAGGTATTCGACAAACTGCTGCCGGTCAAGCGCACGGCGCCCGATGACGTGCTAAGGCTGTTCATGATGCGCACATCAAAGCCGCTCAAGGTGCAGCGCAACGGCATATGGCTGTTCGGGCGCTGGTACTATTCGCCTGAGCTGGCGCCGCATCAGGAGCACATGGTATACGTCAGATACGAATTGCAGCAGGTCGGCACGGTGTACGTGTTCGACACAGAAGACAGGTTCCTGTGCACGGCGGCCAACCGCGAAGCGCTGGCGTGGGGCGCCACGGCCGACGACATACGCCAGGCCATGAAAGAAAAAAAGCAGACGCGGCAGCGCGCCAAAGCATACAAAGATGCCGTGGCAAAAGAGGTCATGCAGCCCGATCCCCTGCGGCGCGTCATAGAAGCACGGCAGGAGGCGAAAGAAGAATCCGCACCGGCGACCAACGTGGTCGAGCTGGTACGCAACCCTGAGATGGAAAAAGCCGCCGGCGACATGAAACGCGTGACGGAGGCTGCCGAGAGCGGACAGACCAGACAGAAGACAACGGACGACTGGCTGATCGAGTACGCAGAGATGCAGCAGGCCAAGACTAAAAAGACCACGATGCAGGATATAAACGACACGCTGGAGATAGCTATCGCATACCAGCGCAGAGCCATGCAGAACAAGTGAAAGGGGTGATAAAGAAGATGTCCGATAAAAATATACGTCCCAAGATAATACGCGTTATGACGCTGGCATATTGGGCGGCGGCTATGCGCGGCGAGGTGCCCGAGACGGTATCGGTACGGCAGCTCAGGAAATGGCTGGCCGAAAGGCCTATGCTGGCAGGAGAAGACAGCGAGCAGATAGACGAGCTGGCGAGCGATGTATATACATACATGGCGGATACCATCATCGAGTAAGGGAGGATAAACGATATGGGAGAGGCATTATCCGAAGAAAGGCAGTTCACGGATGAAGAGGTGGCGGCGGCACGGACTGCGGAGCTTTTAAAGCAGTACATCAATTCCACAGGCAAGAGCCAGAACGACATAGCCAAAGCGATCGGCATGTCGCCGGCGGCTCTGACACAGTTTCTAAAAGGCACATATCCAGGCAACGTGACTGGCATAACGCAAAAGATAGCGAGCTTTTTAGCCGTGGAGTACCAACGCGCGGATGCGGTCGAAAAACCGGAATTTGCAATGACGTCGATAGCCAAGTCGGTTATATCGGCCATATCATACGCGCACATAAACAAAGACATGGCGCTGATATACGGCGATGCCGGGCTGGGCAAGACAATGGCCATACAATACTACATGCGGACGCATACAGATGCGATATACATATCCGCTGATCCGACGGTAGCCACGCCGAAAGCCATTGTTGAAGAGATACTGGACGCCATAGGCAAGCACCAGTACGGTACGTTGAGGCAGGAAAAGAATCTGATCATAAGCGCACTGAAAGGCACCGGCCGACTGCTCATAATAGACGAGGCGCAGCACCTGACGCTGAGGGCATTGGAGGTCATGCGCGCGATATACGACAAAGCAGAGGGTATCGGCATGGTGTTCTGCGGCAACCAAGCCATTCATGACAGGATGTACGGGCGCGGTGAAGCGGCGTTCGCACAGTTCTTCTCAAGGATCGGCATCAGGAGGTGTCTTCAACCGGTTGTAACCGAAGAGGACATGGACATGATATTCGACGGCCGGCATATAAGCCGCGAAGTAAGAGAATACCTGCTCAAGGTGGCTAACATGAAAGGCGGCATACGCTACATGATTAAGCTTTACATGCTGGCCATGACGCTGGCACGGGCGCAGAACAAGCCGCTGGACATGGACTATATAGCGGAAGCCAAAAAGACGCTTATGGGCGATGCGTGAAGGAGGTGAGACAATGGATCCGATGGAAAGCTTCAAGATTGAACAGATGATTAAAGAGGTTATGGATACTGAGCCGGCGTACATAGACCACTGCCATATGGCGGCGCGGTTTATGCACCACTACTACATGGCGCTGGTAGACGAGGGATTCAGCGACGACGATGCTCTGACGATAGTCATAAACCACGGCATAATACCCGGCGGCAAGCGGTCGATATGACGGAGGTGGTCTCAATGTACCGGATAGTGATATGTTTCAAAGATGGCAGAATCAAAGAAGCCGAGCTTGAGAATATCAGCACAGACGACATAGCAGCTGTATTTGTCAACGCTGCCGAGGTCGACAGCGTAAGCATAAGCAAAACAACGGATTGAAGGGAGAGCAAAAACTATGGTTAAGAATGAAACGGTAGCCGTAAGAGGCAAAGATGATGTGGCGAAGATCACATATGACGGTGTGGAGCATGTGGTGGATGCCAAAAAGCATGATCTCGAAGAGCTCATAAAGCGCGGGTGCGAGATAAAGCAATTCATGGACGAGCTCTCGGCCGAGATGAACGATATCAAAGCTACGATACTGCCATACGCCATGGAACGCATAAACCAAAGCGGCAACAAATCGGTCAAGATAATAGGCATAGCCGGCGTGTGCGAGGTCAGCCTGAAAGAGGACCTCAAAATCGAAGATGCCGACGCGTTAAAGGCCGTGCTCGGCGATAAGTTCGAGCAGTTCGTAAAAATCGAGACGATATATAAGCCGGATAAAAAGCTGCGCGCGGCCATAGCCGACGCCGACAGGCCGGATGCCGACGGCATACGCCAGGCCGTCAGCATAAAAAACAGCGAGTATATACGTTTCATACCGAGATAGGGGCCTCTCCCCTATCTCTTTTAGAATGGAGGGTGTCTCATGAAAGGCGTGGTAACCATTTCTGGCGGGCGTGTGCTCATAGGCAACATAGATGCGCTGGAATTTTTGAAGGAGAACGTAGGGCGCGAAGTTGAATTAAACGTGCATAACGATGATATTGAACGGTTGTTAAAACGGTATTCAAGAGAACAGCGCGACATAATAGACGCCTATTGGCTGGTAATAAAAGATACGCGCAAGACGGGCAACGTGGCCGATTCGGTCATACAAAAAGAGCTCGAGTACTGGTCGAGGTTCCCGGTAAATGTGGTTATGAAAGCGATAGCGATACATATAGCCAGATACCGGGGCAAAAAAGAGGATTATACGCGCGGCATAATGCGGCGCGTGAACGAGGAGATGAGCGCGGATGGGAGTAATCAAAAAGGAAAACGTTCAGATGATGCAGCCGGATACGGCCGCTTCGCAATCTAAATACTGCCCCGTATGCGGCAAAAAGCTCGAGACAGTCGAGTTCGACCTTTTGGGCAAGCATTTCGAGATCCCGAAACAGTGCGAATGCGAGAAAATGAAGCGTCAGGAAGAGGAGCGCCTGGCGCAGTACTGGGAGAAGCGGCAGAAGCTGGAGCGCACATTTTCAATATCGCAGCTCGGGCCGAGGTTTAAGGAATGCACGTTCGCCAACTGGTCGCCGGCCGCCGGAAGCGAAAAAGCGTATGAGCTGTGCAAGGCGTATGTTGAGGGTTTCAAGGATAACAAAGGCGACGGCGTACTGATATACGGCCCGCCGGGCAATGGCAAAAGCCATCTGGCAGCCGCCGTGGTGAACGAGCTCATAGACAGCGGATATACATGCATATTCCAGAACGTGCCCGCCCTGCTGTCGCGGATACGCAAGACATTCGACGGCGGGCAGGAGACCGAAGCCGCGATATACAACGCGCTGAAGGAATGCGATCTGTTGGTTTTAGACGATATAGGCAGCCAGATGTGGAGCGAGTGGAGGGAAGAGGTCCTCTATATGGTCATAAACGACCGGTACTACTGGAAACGGCCTATAATAGCGACGTCAAATCTGGCGCCTGATGCATTGGCCAAAAATATAGGCAAGAGGACCATGGACAGGCTGCTGGAAATGTGCGTCATAGTGGAAGACAAAGCCGCGAGCTACCGCGAAAGGATAGCTTTTGAGCGGCTGAAAGCCTTGAGGGGGTGAACGCGTTGGATCTGATGTATAAAGTCGTGGCGCCGGCTACACCGCTGGAGATAAAAGTGCAGAAGATATTGCTGCAACACATAGGGCGCCAGAACGCCATATCCGTTCCGGAGCTGGCGCACGAGCTGGGCATGGAAGACTTTGAAACGAGGCAGCTCATAAAACACCTGGTCGAGATGCACTACTGGCCGATAGGCAGCGCCACAAGCAAGCCGCCCGGGTACTACATCATAACGGATAAAAAAGAGCTTAATTCAACGAAGTATTCGCTCATACACCGCGCGCTGTCCATACTGGGCAGAGCACGGGTATACGACCGGGCCGGATGGGTGCAGGAGATGATGGGCCAGATAAGCCTCAGGCTGGAAGATGAAGAAAAGACCGGAGGTGATAAACTATGACATGCCCTATATGGAGAATGGAATGCATGAACGAAAAATGCGCGTGGTGGGTAGAGAAGGAATGCGCAATGGCAGTGCTGGCAAAGGCGGAAAATTATCTGGTTGCCGAGGTAGACAGGAACGTAAAAGAAGAGATGGAGAATCTGGAAGAGAGTTTGCGGAAAGGGATGCTGGACGATGATAACGAATAAGCAAAAAGCGCTGCTGCATGTGGCAAAGCAGGAGCTGGGTCTGGACGATGACCTCTACCGCGAGATACTGCGTCAGGAGGCAGGTGCGAGTAGCAGCACCGAGCTTACGCCGGCCGGTTACGATAAAGTGATGAGACGTCTGCGCCAGGCCGGGTTCAGGATCAGGCACGAGAGGCATATGCCGGACGAACTGATCACAAAGCAGCAGTTTAAGCTGATAACGCACATGTACCAGGACATGGGCTGGTACGACAGTCGCCGCCAAATCGGATTTAACAAAAGGATGACCGGCTATGCGTGGCCTCAGACAAGAAGCGACGCCAACAAAATCATAGAGGCGCTCAAAGCCATGCTGCGCCGGCAGGCGGGAGGTAATGCCGATGAACAATGAAAAAAGAAGCCCCGAATGGCTGGACGCCGAATCGCTGCCCGAGCCTTACAAAAGCATAGCGGATGAAATGGGGCTGGAGAACGCGTTGAAGCTGGCCGAGATACTCGGCGGCCTAAACGTGTATTTCCCAAAGCTGGACAGCATATTGCGGCAGTCGAGAGACGAGAGGATCGGCAAGGAATTCAACGGCTGCAATTACAAAGAGCTGGCGGCCAAATACGGGCTGACCGAGTCATGGATAAGAAACATAGTCAATCAAAAAAGACAAACTGATTAAATTAATTGATTAAATCAATTATTTGAGATGAAATAATAGTACTGCTGATGTAAAATCCGGTATAGAATACCGGATTTTTTTATTAGGAAGAAGGTTGATTATGCAGGGGGTTATACAAACATTTCTCGTCGACGTGCTGACGGCGCTTCTGGCGCTGGCCACTTCATATGCGAGCTATTACATCTATAAGCTATCAGCGAGGTTGAAAGCCGATACACAGAAGATTAAGGAAGAGCAGCAACTTGCGTTAGCTGATACGGCAATAGACCGTATAAACGACCTGGCTTTAAAAACCGTCGAAAGGTTTGAGCAGACGATAGCAGGTGAGCTGCGTCAGGCCGTGAAGGATGGGAAAGCCGACAGGAACGAGCTGCTGGCCATTGGTCGGAAAGCATATCAAGAGGTATGGGATCAATTGTCGGACGACATGAAAGCGGCAGCCAGTGCCGAGATATCCGATGTAAAAAAATACATCGAGGATACCGTGGAGGCTATGGTCAGGCGCATTAAGGAGCAGCAGATATGAACGATTTGCCGCTTGAAGCATATAAAGTACTATTCTTTGCCCTTGCCGCAATAATGTCGGTGGCCGGGGGCATTATAGCATACCTGTTGAAGGATATTCGGTCCGATCTGAAAGATCAACAAAAGGATCAGGACCAGAAGATCGAATGTATAAAAAACGATATGGCCGATTTCAAGGCGACGCTGCCGAGGCAGTATGTGCTGCGCGACGACTTTATCCGCACAACAGCAACGCTGGAAGCCAAACTGGATAAGATGGCTAACGACACGTCAGAGATTAAAGAGGCAATAGCCAAGCTTGTGGGGGGTGCAAAATGATAAACAGATCCGAAGCCCGGGAGATTCGCGGACGTATATTAAAGATATTGGACGTCGATTACCCAAATGAGATCAGCGACAGGATAATATCGCTGACATTGGGCGATATAAGCTACAACGTCAACCCGGCCATTCTCCAGGGGTACCTGAATTATCTGACTGACAAAGGGTATGTGGAATGTCGGCGGTTGGAATCCGACGAGCTGGACATATCCATGAACGTGGCCAAGCTGACGGCCAAAGGCAAAGACCTGCTGGAGGGCAACATACCGCCCGATCCGGGAATAGCCGTATAGGCGGTGGGAGCGATGGCTGAACGAAGGAAACACCATAAAATCGAAAAGCTGCCCGACGAGCTGGTGGAAGCGGTAAATCAGAAACTGGTCGAAGGGTACACTTACCAGCAGGTTACGGACTGGCTGAACGAGATGGGTCACTCGATCGGGAAATCGTCGGTAGCGCGTTACGGTAAGGACTTCCTATCACGGTTGGAAAGGCTGCGAGTAATAAAGGATCAGGCCCGCGCCATAGTCGAGGAAAGCGGGGACAGGCCGGCTACCGAGATGGCTGAAGCGGCCAATCAGCTTGCGATGCAGCTGATTACCGAGACGCTTATGAAAGTAGATGAGGTCAGCACGGACGACATAAACAAGATATTCAACGCCCTGGCAAAATTAGAAAGCTCGGGTGTACAGAGAGAAAGGCTCAAGCTGGATTACAAACAGAAGATCGACAAGGCGGTAAACCGGATTGAAGAAGTCGGTAAAAAGAAAGGGCTGGACCCTGAAACTCTCCAGATTATAAAGGAACAGGTGTATGGCATTGTCTGACGCCGCGATACCGCTGTATGAATACCAGAAAGCATGGCTTAGCGATAAAAGCCGGTTTAAAATAGCTTTAAAAGCCCGCCAAACGGGATTTAGCTTTGTGGTGGCGCTGGAGGCCGTCCTGGATTGCGCGGAGCATAAGACGACGTGGGTGTTTCTGTCAAAAGGCGAAAGGCAGTCCAAAGAGTTGATGGAAAAAGCCATCATGCACGCCAAAGCGCTCGGCATAGCAGCCGAGGAGATAGAAGAGTGGTTCCATATGGACGATCGGGACATAAAGCAGCTGGAGATACGGTTCCCGAACGGCTCGAAAATTATAGGTCTGCCGGCCAACCCGGATACGGCGAGGGGCTTTTCCGGCAATGTGGTTTTAGACGAGTTCGCCTTCCATGCTGACAGCCGCAAGATATGGACAGCCCTCTACCCTACCGTGACGCGCGGCTATAAGATACGGGTTATATCGACGCCCAACGGCAAAAGCGGCAAGTTTTACGAGCTGTGGACCGATACATCAGGCAGGTGGAGCAAGCATAAGACCGACATATACGAAGCTGTGGAACAGGGCCTGCCCGCCGACATAGAAGAGCTGCATGCCGGATGCGAGGACGAGGACACGTGGTTGCAGGAGTTCTGCTGCACGTTCATAGACGAGGCCGACGCGCTTTTGACATATGAGCTCATAACCGCAGCCGAAAGCGACGATGCCTTAATACAATTGCCGGACGATTATGAACCCGAAGGCGATCTGTATCTCGGCGTCGATATAGGCAGAAAAAAAGATTTGACGGTTATGTGGCTGGACGAGCTCATAGGGGATGTGCTGTGGACGAGAATGGTCAAGACGCTCGAGAAAGCGCCGTTCAGGGTACAGAGGCAGGAGCTTTACTGGGTTTTAAGCCTGCCGAAGATGAGACGCGCATGCATCGACGCCACCGGCATAGGTGCGCAGCTTGCCGAAGAGGCAAAGGAAAGATTCGGCTATGTGGTCGAAGAGATACAATTCACAAACAAGGTTAAAGAAGAATTGGCTCTGACGCAAAAGCGCAAATTCGACGACAAGCTGATACGCATACCGGCAGACAGGATCATAAGGGACGATCTGCATTCGATAAAAAAATATACGACCGCGGCAGGCAACATAAGATATGATGCCGAGAGGTCGGATATAGGGCACGCGGACAGGTTCTGGGCCTGCGCATTGGCTATTCATGCATCTGATGTGCCATACCAAAAACCGGAATACAAGACTGCGCTCAAAAGGCGCTTGGCGCGTGGAAAGGGGGCCTATTGATGGCTGATGATCTAAATAAAAGGCCGGTTACCGACAAAGTAGCCGTTGCGAGTATAAGAGATAAATATTCGTCATACCCGTCAAGCGGCCTGACACCGGATAAGCTGGCGAGGATATTCAAAGAAGCCGATGCCGGCGATATATATAGGCAGATGGAACTGTTCGAAGAGATGGAGGAAAAGGATCCGCATTTGTTTTCAACGTTGCAGACGCGCAAGAACGGCGTGCTGGGCCTTGACTGGGAGATTATGCCCTATTCTGATGGTGCGGCCGATGTGCGGACGGCTGATTTTATACGCCAGTGCTTTGAGTTTGAAGGGCTGGAAGACGCTATGCTTGACCTCCTGGACGCAATCGGCAAAGGCTTTGCCGTGTGCGAGAATGTGTACCGCATAAAAGACGGGCACGTGTATATAGACAGCCTGGAATGGGTGCATCAGAAACGTTTCATATTTGATGAGAACGACAATTTGCGTCTCATAACCGATTCGGAGCCAATATACGGTATAGAATTGCCGCCGGGCAAGTTCACGGTGCACAAGTATAAAGCGCGGTCGGGTTATCCGTCCAGAGCCGGCGTATTGCGCGTGGCAGCCTGGATGTATCTGTTCAAGAATTACACGATTAAGGACTGGGTCACCTTTGCGGAGGTATATGGCATGCCTCTGAGGCTGGGCAAATACGATACGTCTTCGACCGAGGAAGACAAAAATGCGCTTTTACAGGCTGTGGCGCAGCTCGGCTCGGACGCCGCGGGCATCATATCTAAGTCGACCGAGATAGAATTTGTGGAGGCAATCAAAGGCAGCGCCAATGTGTACGAAACGCTGGTTAATTTCTGCAACGCCGAGATGAGCAAAGCCATACTTGGGCAAACCCTTACAACCGAGATCGGAACCAGCGGGAGTTATGCGGCATCGAACACTCATCAGCAGGTGCGCCAGGATCTTCTGGAAGCCGACTGCAAGGCTTTATCGGAGACGCTTAGGCGATATATTATAAAACCTTTAATACAGTATAACTTCGGCGATACGAGCAGGCTGCCGTGGATAAAGTTCCACTATGAGCCGCCGGAGGATTTAAAGGCTGAGGCCGACACCTACGCCGTGTTGGTCAAAGACGTGGGGCTTAAAATACCTGCCGAGCATATATACGAGAAGTTCGGCATACCGAAACCCGAAGGCAGCGAAGCTGTGGTAACGCCGCCCGGAATGATGCAAATAGCCAATAAGAATACTGAAACGGCCGGTATCAGCAATCAGAACAATATAGATAATTTGGCAAGCGCGGTTGTCGCAAATTCGCAGGAGCTGTTCGAGCGGTTGGCCGAGCCAATAATGCGGTTGATACGCGAATCGTCGTCGCTGGAAGAGGTACGCGACAAGCTGGCGAGCGTATACGCCGATATGGACACGTCTGAGCTGGAGGATTTGATAGCGCGGGCGCTGTATGTGGCGGATCTGTACGGGAGGTTGACGATAATTGGCTGATTACAGAGCGGACATAAAGCTGGAGCCCATGACATTCGAAGAGGCTATGGAGTATTTCAAAGAAAAGGTGCCCATGAGGGCGGACGAATACTATAAGCTGGAAGACGATGCAAAAGCGCTTGCCTTCACCGTATCGCACATAGCTTCGCTGGATATGCTCGATGGCATTAAAAAAGAGATCGTAAAAGCTATTGAGGAAGGGTCCACGCTGGCCGAATTTGAAAAAAACGCAAAAGATGTTCTGGCAAAGCACGGCTGGATAGGACCGGTACCATACAGAGCCGATAACGTGTTCAGGACCAATATACAGACGGCGTATATGGTGGGCAGGTATAAACAGATGACCGATCCGGATGTGGCCTCGGTGAGGCGGTACTGGATGTATGATGCCATAAACGATTCGAGGGTAAGGCCGACACATCTGGCGATGGATGGCAAGGTATACCCGATGAACCACCCTGTATGGGACGAGTGGTATCCGCCCAACGGGTACCGCTGCCGGTGCAGCGTAATAGCATTGACACAAGAAGAGGTGCGGCGGATGGGGCTGGAAGTGGAAACGGATATGCCGAAGTTCAAAGAGCGGCCGCTGTTGCCCGACAAGGGGTTCGAAGCCAATCCGGGTAAGGCAACCTATCAACCGGATCTGTCCAAATACCCGCCGGATTTGATAGAGGCTTACCAGAGAATTTCCGGACGCGCTTAAATGCCCTGTAACGCGTTTGAAATCCTCGGAGGTATAAACATATTACCCATAGGGGTTCGAAAGTTTTTAAATGGCCTTTAAACGTTTTTAAACGGGGTTGTGAAGGAGTGATTATATGACGGATAAAGAGATGCAGATGGAAAGGAGCAAAAAGTACGGAATCGGCATAAAGGAAGGGGGCAACGTTACCATGCCGAGCGAATTCAAACGCCGGTGGCCCGATATAACCGATGACGACTTTTTAGATCCAGTCAACTACAGGTACCCGTGCCCGAACGCAGAACAAACCGCTGTGGCCGCCCGGTACTGGGCGCAGGCTGAGAATCAGCGGCAATATACTGATGAGGAAAGGAGGATTATAGAGCAGCGGCTGGAGAATTTTAAAAAGAAATACAAGGTAGGCGAATACAGAACAGAGGCAAACAAGGCATATGTGATAGCACTTGAATCAGACGGTGCACCGTCTGAGATACAGATTCTCCCTTACGGCTGGGTCAATTCGGCCAAAGGCAATTTTTTGGTGGATCAGCAGGCGATACAGGAGATAATGGCATATTTCGGCAACAAGAAAAACGACGCGGTGATCGATTATGAGCACCAGACGCTCAAAGATGTGGAGGCTCCGGCATCGGGCTGGATAAAGGAGCTGATAAACAAAGGCGAGGACGGGTTATGGGCAAGGGTCGAATGGACGCCTAAGGCGTCGGAGTACATCAAAAACAGGGAATACAGGTATCTGTCGCCCGTGATAATGGTGCGCAACAGCGATAAAAGAGCGGTGGCCATACATTCGGCGGCACTGACAAACACGCCGGCCATAGACGGCATGATACCTATAGCAGCCAAACAATCTTTTGAGGAGGATAAAGCCATGGAGATAGTGAAGGAAATCAAAAACAAGCTGGGGCTGGCCGACGAGGCCAAGGACGATGATATCGTGGGAGCCATAGAGAGGATGGTCAAAGAACGCAAGGACCTTCTGATGTCGCTGGATCTGAAAGATGATGCAAAGGCCGACGAGATCAAGGCCAAGGTCATATCGCTTAAGAATCCGTCGGGTTACGTATCGATACAGGATTTCAACGAACTGAAGAAAAAGCTCAAAGAGAAGGAAACCGCGGAGTTGGTGGATATGGCGCTTAAAACCGGCAAGGTTGCGCCGGCTCAGAAAGAATGGGCGGAGGGCTATGCGGCAAAAGACCCTGAGGGGTTTAAGCTGTTTATCGAGAAGGCGCCGGTGGTGGTCCCTCTGGACCAGATAGCCGGCAGGAAAGAGGTCGAAAAGGAGTATGTTGACCTGGACGATGTGCAGGTATCCATAAACAAGATGCTGGGCATAAGCGATGCTGAGTTCAAAAAGATATACGGAGGCGATAAATAATGGCACTTACGAAGGACAGAAACACTCCCATGATGGCGGAAGGCGCTAAAGTTTTGGTATTGCCGGCCGGAGCCGGCAAAAAGATATATGCCGGCGCGTTGGTGGCTGTAAACGCCGGATATGCCGAGCCGGCGTCCACAGCCACCGGTTTGATAGCGGCGGGACGCGCCGAGGAAAGCGTTGACAATACGAACGGCGCAGCAGGAGCGGTAAGCGTGCGCGTAAGGCGCGGCGTATTCAAGTACAAGAATAAGTCCGACGATGCCGTAACCCAGGCTGAAGTGCTGACCGACTGCTATATAGTCGATGATGAGACGGTAGCAAAAACTAATGGTACCAACACCAGGTCCAAGGCTGGCAGGGTCATAGCCGTGGACAGCGACGGCGTGTGGGTCGAGGTGGTATAAGATGCCGAAGGTATATGTTTCACCTTCCACACAGGAGCGCAACACCGGAGCCGGCAACTACGGCACAGAAGAACGGCGGATGAACGAAATAGCGGATATTTTGGTACCGCGCCTGAAGGCGCATGGCTTCGACGTGCGGCGCAATAATCCGTCATGGACGCTGCAAAAAGCGGTAGCCGACAGCAACGCGTGGAAACCGGACGCCCACGTGGCGATACATTCGAACGCAGGCGGCGGGCGCGGCGCAGAGGTATGGGTATACAAGAAAGGATTTAACGCCGAAAAACTGGCGACGTGCATATATAAATACCTGGCACCTATAACGCCGGCGCCGGACAGAGGCGTGAGGGAAAATCCAGGGTTATACGAAACCAAATACACGACGGCACCGGCCGTCATAATCGAGGTTTCGTTTCACGACGACGCTGACGACGCTAAATGGATAGTGGAAAACGAAAACGCAATAGCCGAGGCGATTCTCCACGGCATATGCGATTATTTCAGCGTGGCATATAAGCCGCTTGCGGCTGCGCCGGCGGCCGACGTGCTGTACAAAGTACAGGTCGGGGCGTTTGCTGTAAAAGCCAACGCCGACAAGCTCATGCAAGAGCTTAAATCAAAAGGATACAATCCATTCATAGTTAAGGAGGATAAGAAATGATTATAAACCAGGCGACATTACAGGGCATTTACAGGAGTTTCAAGGTCATATTCAACCAGGCGTTTACAAACGCCAAGCCAAACTATGACCAGGTGGCTACCGTAGTTCCCTCTTCCACCCGCGAAGAGGACTACAAATGGCTGGGTAAGGTACCGCGCATGCGCGAATGGGTAGGCGAACGCGTTGTGCAGAACCTCTCTGCATACAGTTACGAAATAAAGAATAAGGACTGGGAGCTGACAGTAGCGGTAGACAGAAACGATATCGAGGACGACACGATAGGGATATACAACCCGCTGGTGCAGATGATAGGCCAATCGGCGGCTATGCACCCTGACGAGATAGTATTTGATCTGCTGCTGGCCGGATTCAATACGCTGTGCTATGACGGGCAATATTTCTTCGACGGCGATCATAAAGACGGGGACGGACCGATACAGAGCAACGTGAGCAATAAAAAGCTGTCAGCCGATAACTATGGAGCAGCGAGGGCGGCCATGATGAGCATTCTGGACGACAAGGGCAACCCTTTAGACATCATGCCAAGCCTTCTGGTGGTGCCGCCCCAGCTTGAAGCTGCGGCTAAATCGATACTGACTGCCGAAACGATCAATGGGACGACTAACATATACCGCAATAGCGCACAGCTGCTTGTGGCGCCCAGGCTGGCCAAAAATCCGAACGCATGGTTCCTGATGGATACGTCTAAGGCCATCAAGCCGATCATATTCCAGAAGCGCAAACCGCCAGAGTTCACGATGCTGACTAATCCCGACGACCAAAATGTGTTCATGCGCAAAGAATACATCTACGGCGTGGATTGCCGCGACAATGCAGGATACGGTTTATGGCAGCTTGCTTACGGGTCCACCGGCGAGGTGGCATAAAGATGCCTGTACGGATAACGTCTAAAAGGGACGGTTTCAGGCGCTGCGGCATAGAGCACCCGGCGCAACCGGCAGTATATCCCGACGGCAGGTTTACGGATGAAGAGCTGGCGCGTCTCAAAGCCGAGCCCATGCTTATTGTGGAGGTTATAGCCGAGCCAAGAAAGAAAGAAAACGGAAAGAAGGCTGAATGATGTACTGCACGCTGGACGACCTGCTAAAGCAAGTGCCGGAGGCCGTGCTGATAAGCCTGACAGATGATGAAGGCACAGGCGCGATAAACCAGGCCGTAGTGGACCAAGCGATACAGGCTGCTCAGGATGAGGCGGATACCTATATAGGCACAAGGTATCCACTTCCCCTGTCCCATGTTCCTGGGATAGTTAAGAAGCTTACCGCAGACATAGCGCTGTATAACCTGTTTGCGCGGCGTGGATTTGATTCGGGCGAAAACAGCGCGGACAACGTCATCGTCAGAAAATATGACGGCGCTATAAAACTTCTGTCCAGCATAGCCAAGGGAGCTGTCGGCCTGGGTACATCGGAGCCTCCTCCGCCCTCGTCCGGAGCGCAGATCACATCGTCAATACGTGTGTTTTCGCGTGACAAAATGGAGGGATTCTGATGGCAAGCGGTATAAAGATGAGCATAGACGGAGACTGGGACAAGTTCAACGATGCACTGCAAAAGGCCGGCAACATCAATTTTGAGAAGATACACAAACAGATGGGCAAATACATGCTGAAAGAGGTGCAGATGCGGTTTAAGCATGGCGAAGGGCCGGACGGCGCCAAGTGGCCGAAATCGTACAGGGCAAAAATTCAGGGTGGGCAGACGCTGCGCGACACAAAACGGCTGCAAAACTCTATCACCTATCGTGCAAAACGCCGCGGTGTCGAGATAGGCACAAACGTTAAATATGCTGCCGTGCATCAGGAAGGCGACACCATAAAGGCTAAGAGAAAAAAGTATTTGCGGTTCAAAGTCGGCGACAGATGGTATCAGAAAAAAGAAGTTACCGTACCCGCCAGGCCATTTTTAGGCATAAACGATGAAAACATTGAAGAGTTGAAACGCATACTGAACGAAGCTATAAAGGAGGCGCTGAAATGATAGCTGAATGCATAGGCGCCATAAAGGCGGCTCTGGAGGCGTCGGGCGTCAGCACTGCTGGTATAGGAGATGTCGATAAGATAAAGTACCACGCGATGCCGTGGGCCGTCATATTCCAGGAAGTCGAAGAGAAGATCACATATAATGGCTCCAAAGTAGCCATTGAAACGGCAGATGGGCAGACCGCAATACGCATTAAAATGTATGACAGAACGGTTACGTTCTATGTCGATGTGGTAGCCAGGGACATAAATGCGGCGGAGGATATATGCCTGAATACGATCGAAAAGCTTGGTACACATATATACGACAGCCATGGCAACACGGTATCCGTCGATGTGTCTGGTATGATGCCCATAGACCCGGGCAGCTTGCTTAAGCATGAGGCCGGCGTGGAACTGACGCTGTTGTTTAGCGGAGGTATATACAAGGATAAGGGCTATGTGTCGGTCAATCTGGCCGATATGGAAATACAAACCGAACAAGGAGTGATATAACATGGCGTCAAAGAAGGATGAAGAGGTATTAAACGAGCGTTTAATTCCCGTTGAAGAGCTTGGCAAAAATCTCCCGGCATGGCTTATGGTCGGGGTAAAAACGCGCCATAAATGGGGATCGGGCAAAGCTATGACGGAAAAAGAGTTCAAAGCTGCGGTAGACGGTTTCTTAAACGGATCTATGAAAGGAGTGAAGTAACATGTTACCTGATGTAAGGCTCTCTATAACAGACGGAGGGCTGGGGCTGGTTGAACCCGGAAGCGGTGGCATACATGCAAAAGTGGGCGTGTGTTCGCTTGGCACGGTAAACGAAATAGTATCCGTTTCGACTGATGCGATGGACAATCTTCCTTCGCTGTTTGGCACAGGTCCGCTGGTGAACGCCATACTTGACAGCCTTTTATCCGGCAGCAAGATCATATATGCCGTAAGAGCTGCCGGCGATATAGCTGGTACAATTGGCACAATAACGGCCGCTAAAACCGGTACAGGCGATATGACGGCAATCGGCAACCCGCTGGATGCGTATGCGGTCAATGTTCAGATAGTGGATACCGGCAGGTTTAACACGGCGACATTTAAGTACAGCCTGGACGGTGGCACAACGTGGGTACAGAAAATCACGGTGCCTACCGATGGCAAATATGTCATACCGGGCACCGGTATAACGCTGAATTTCACCGAGAGCACGGAAGATGCGCTGAACAGTTTCAAGGCCGGCGATGCGTATGCCTTTGTCACAACGGCTCCGGAGGCCAGCGTAAACAGCGTGAATGCTGCTATAGACGCTCTGCTTAATTCCGCGTATGAATATGAATTCATTCATGTGGTAGGCGGCAGCGATGAAGCCGTGTGGGCAGCGCTGGATGCCAAAGCCAACCTGGCATTTAACAGCTACAGGTATATACACTTTTTAGCCGAAGCAGAAGGACCGGCATCAGGCCAAACAGTGGATGATTGGGTGGCGGCTTTGCAGGCATCGTCAGAAAGCTTCGCTTCCACCCGCGTATCTGTATGCGCGGCAAGAGGCATTGCCCCAGCGGTGTCGCAGGTGGAAAGAAATCTGGCAGGGATATATGCCGGTAGGGTATCGTCCATAAAAAGCAATATATCGCCGGGCAAAGTGGCGGATGGGCCTCTGCCGGGCATAAACGAAATAGGGCCTGCCGGAATAAATGACGGTCATATAACGGCGCTGGACGAGGCCGGATACATTACGTTCAGGCGTTATATAGGCATGAGTGGCGTGTATGTCACGAACGGTCGTATAATGGCCGATCCCGTATCGGATTATCAATATGTCGAGCTCAGGCGCACGATGGATAAGGCATGCCGCATAGTACGGAACGCCGCGCTCAGGTACGAGCATGCTGAGATAGACGAAAGCGGCGAGGAAGGCATAGCAGCCATAGAGAGCCAACTGACGCAGGAACTTCTGACCGGTATGGGCGACGAGATAGCGGCTGGTCAGGTGATTATACCGAGAGACCAGAATATAACGTCCACATCGAAATTAGCAGGAAAGATACGCGTACAGCCTACCGGTACTATAAGGTTCATCGAGATCGATATGGGCCTGGCTATTTTGGAATGAGAGGTGATAAACGATGATTAACGGCAAGAGATATGCATGGGAAGATATCACTATACGGCTGCCGTATGCCCCGCTCATAGACGTTGACAGCATAGAATACAGCGACAAAAAGGAATATGAAGCCATATACGGAAAAGGCAGCAATCCTGTGGGATATGGAGCGGGTAATTACAGCGCAGAGGGTAAGATAACGATGCTTAGGGAAGAGTTCAACAAGCTGATAGCGTATGCCAAGAAAAATAAAAAAGGCACGTATAACCTGGCACCATTCACCGCAGTGGTATCATATTCCAACGAAGACGAGCCGGTTACGACCGACACGCTTAAGCAGTGCAAGTTCACCGAGCAGTCACTGTCAGCTGCTCAGGGCGATAAAAGCGTGAAAGTCGAGCTGAGCATGTTGATTCTGGGCGGCATAAACTGGAATGGCATGGATGCCAATTAAGGAGGGTAAAAGATCATGGACGAGAGAATAGAACAGTGGAAGCAACAGTACGGCGAGGTATACGCCGTAACGCCGGATCAGGAAGACGACGAAAAAATCGTGACGTTTTACTTCAAGAAACCTAAACGGCAGCATATAGCGAAGTTCGCAAAAGATATCATGAACGATGCTTATAAAGCCATGTATAACCTTATAAGCGAGTGCGTCATATATCCGGACATCGAAGCTGTGAATAGCATGTTCGAGGAAAAACCCGGGCTGGTGATAGCCATAGGCGGCGAATTGCAGAAGATAATAGGTACTAATCAAAATTTTACGACCAAGAAGCTTTAAAACGCAAAGCAGAGGAATATAGATCCGGGCTTTTGGAGATGGACATCCTGATACGGAAATATATCGGCTTATCGCAGGCTGAAATAGACAGGCTGCCGGATGAGGAATATATAGATAAAGCCGCTCAGACTACGGCGCTTATAGAACATGATATAGAAAAGATAAAAAACGGCATACTTATGGCGCTGGATGAGATAGCGCAAAACATCAATGCTTCTTAAAACGGTCTCTCATGTATTCCTCTTCGCCTTCTCTCCAGGCCTCCGCCCATGCACGGCCGATTTGAGATATGCCGCGTATAATCAAAGGAACTATGGTTATAACGAAGTATATTGCCACGAAGATAAGCCCGAGGATCATGCCGATCCCGAGAAAGAAAAAGAACCCGATCATAAGATCACCTCCAGCTATATTATAGCATTATTTTAACCGTTTTAAAGCTTCGAACGCAAAAAATTTTTTAAGGAAGGAGACGCTAATGGAAACGCTTTTTAAGATGAGCATGGTCGTATCGGTCGTGGATAAGCTGTCAGGCCCGATAAATAAGATGAATAAAGCTGTCGGCGGTTTTGACAAAACCATGCGGGCCGGCCGCGGCATGGCAGAGTTTGGTCAACGTATGACCATAGCCGCCGCTTTTGTTAACGAGTCGGCTAACTCGGTGTTTAATGCCGCAAAGCGAATCGGCGGGTCCATGGCCGGCATGGCGCGTACGGCTGTAGGCGCCATACAGGACATTATGCGCCCGACACTGCAACTCCAGGATGCCATGGCGCCTCTTTCTACTGTTATAACTTCCACTATGGGTAGTGTGGAAAAGTCAATGCAGGCGTCACGGCAGGCGGCCTTAGAGTGGTCCAAAGCGCATACTCAAGCGGCGGATGAGTTTATACGCACTCAGTACATGATGGCATCAGCCGGCTTAAATGACATACAGTCCATAGAGGGCACTAAAACGGCTCTGGCTGTAGCCACGGCAACCATGGGCGATGCAACCGAAGCGGCAAACCTGCTTGCTACTGTATATAACAACATGGGGGACAAGACGAAAGACGTTCAACAGGAAATGACGCGATTGGGTGATACACTGACGAGAACGCAGCAATATTTCCAATTCGCGAATTTGAACGTATTGACTGAATCGCTGCAATATGCCATGCCGGCCGCTTTGCAGGCGAGGATGTCGCTTGAGCAACTCTCTGTCGTGATTGGCCAGCTCAACAATGCGGGGTTGCAAGGGTCCATGGCAGGCACAGCCTTTGCGGCCACCATGAGGCAGATGACCAAGGCATCGGCTGATCTCGGGTTTAAAGTGGCCAAGACGGCCGACGGCGGTGTGGATTTTATCAAGACCGTAGAGAATATAACAAAGAAATACGGCGATCTATCAAAAGCAAGCGATAAGGTTAAGATGAAGTTCCAGCAGGCATTCGGTGATGAAGGCCTCAGAGCGCTGGTACTGCTGCAAAATAAGACTGGCGACATGACAAAGGCTCTGGAAGACGTGCAGAAAGCATCGGGCGCTACGGCTGAAGCGCAGAAAAAGATGGAACAAACCGTATCGGCCAGGCTCCAGATACTCAAAAACCGCTTTGACGCCATAAAAGTCAGCGTCGGAGAACAGCTCATACCGGTATTCGAAAAACTGGCTGATCCTATAGAAAAAGTACTGGGTAAGGTAAGCGAATTATCGGCGAAATACAAGATAGGCGAAAAAATATCCGGTATAATCGAGGCCATGATGCCATACCTCGGCGCCGTAGCGGATAAACTGTTCGATATCGTAGGCAGGATAGCCGATATGGCGATGCAGTATCCAGCGGCCGAAAAACTTGGCGAGTTATTCGAGAAGATATCGCCGTCTTTAAGCAATTTGAGTGACAGCGTCGTAAAGTTCATATCCGATCTTGCCGGCATGACTGAGGATTATCCGATCGTAGACCAGATAGCCAACATTATCGTGACGCTCAGCGATAATATACAGAAAGCGTTGCCGTTTATAGGGGAATTAATTGGGAAAATAGTGGAGTTTGCCTCCGCTCACCCGGATCTTGTGTCAACCGCCGTGTCGTTTTTGGCCATAGGGATGGCAGCATTAAAGGTTTTGTCACCTATTATGGCGATCATATCGGGCTTTATTATGATAGGCGGTTATGGCGTTACCGCCGTTGGCGGCGTAGGCAAAGGGATAAGCAAGCTTATGGGTTATCTTATAAGCTCTAAAGGCGGCATAAAAACTTTCGGCAAAGGGATTAAGGGCATAAAAGACGGATTCGATACCATGCGCATAAAGGCGATGTATGCCGGCGATGGCGTCAAATCGTTTGCCGGGCATGTGTCGGACGGCATC